GTGTTTGTTGAATGGACAGAATGTTTTGTACATCACATTGGAGATGGCTGAGGAAAGGATTGCAGAACGTATTGATGCAAACCTATTCAACGTAGATATTAAATCTCTGGTAGATCTTCCCAAACCGATGTATGACACAAAGGTGGAGAAACTTGTAAAGAAAACTCATGGAAGACTCATCATCAAAGAATACCCAACCGCCTCTGCCCATGCGGGTCATTTTAAATCGCTACTTAACGAACTATCTCTTAAGAAGGGTTTTTCTCCCGACATTATTTTCATTGATTACCTCAATATTTGTTCTTCAAGTCGATTTAAAGGTTCTATCGTTAATTCATACACCTTTGTCAAAGCTATTGCTGAAGAACTTAGAGGTCTTGCTGTAGAGTATGATGTTCCCATTGTATCTGCTACACAAACAACTCGTTCTGGTTTTGGAAGTAGTGATGTAGATCTGACTGATACTTCAGAATCATTTGGTCTTCCTGCTACTGCTGACTTCATGTTTGCTCTGATCTCTACAGAGGAACTTGAAGAACTGAATCAGATCATGGTAAAACAACTCAAGAATCGTTACAACGATCCAACTATGAACAAGAGATTTGTGGTTGGTATTGACAGGGCGAAGATGAAGTTGTATAATTTGGAGGACAGTGCCCAATCAAACATTGTTGACTCTGGTCAGGATGATGATGATTACACTGACCGTTTAGATAAAAAGTTCCGTAGTTTTGAAGGTTTCAAAGTATGACCGTTATTAATCTTTTCGACCCCGACACTGGTGCTACTCTGGAGAATGTTCCAGTTGCAGAAAAACCAGTTAAAGTTGATTATGAACGTTACACTGATTTTGTTGATCAAGTTACTTCCGACGCAACTAAATACACTGATAGTTTCATTGAACGAATTAATGAACTGCAGGAACAGAATGTTGATATTCAACGTCTTCTGACTGCTGCTGTTGGTATCACCGCTGAAGGTGGTGAGTTCACTGAGATTGTAAAGAAGATTGCATTCCAAGGTAAAGCTTATAATGAAGCAAATCGTGAACACATGATTGTTGAACTTGGAGATGTGATGTGGTATATCGCACAAGCTTGTATCGCACTAGGAGTTTCCTTCGATGATATCATTATCCGAAATGTTAACAAACTGTCGGCGCGCTATCCAGAAGGCGCTTTCGAAGTCTTCCGATCAGAGAACCGACGAGAAGGAGATATCTGATCCAGGTATCCGAGATGCATTGAGACAGACATTGATTGGGTTCTCACTGCATCCTAAAGTTCTTAAGAAGAAATAAATAGAAGGGAGTACATCCCTTCTTTTTTAATGGCATTAGAACCATCGGAAGTAATGACAGCTGGTGCTCTGTTTTTTAAAAACAGTGAATTGGATAAAGCTTTGGAAAGTACCGCCAACCTCGGTGAGTTTATGGAAAAAGCAAAAAAGATGGTGGAAAAAAATGTTGAGTTTGGGAGCAGTAGATCAGAGTTTCTTTCTTACATGGATACTTCCCCCAAGATGTTGAAAGAAATGGTATATGGAAAATCTGCAGCTAAAGGCATAAAAAAATGGGTTACACGAGATCATAATATCAGAGCAGACTCAGTTGCAGAGAAAGTCTTTCTTACTGGTAATGTTTGGCCCAAAGAAGTAGAACCATTTAGAATACAAGCATATGGTTTTGATGATTACAATTCTTCCGATTTAATTTTTAAACCTGCTGATAAAAAATACTTTGGTATATCATTAAAGAAAAAACCAAAACCGAATGCACAGGACCCGACACTAATTAATAAAGCATTTGATAGTGTGTTAGATGGACCTCAGTTCAAAGAAATACGTGATGAAATTACAGATATTCGTGTGACATATTTTGCTGGTCAGGTTAGACAAGCTCATGAAGACGGAATTTTATATATTCCAAATATAAACAGTTTACCAGATGAAGAATTATTCTATGGTAAAAAAAGAGATAAAAAAATATTTAAGAGACCTTATCCCAACACGAAAGGAAGTTTAACTGGTGGGTATGATAATGATAAGTCACCAGATGCAATGAGATCGTTTTTAAATAAAGATTTGGCAAAACCAAATAATATTTTGTGGAGAAGACTCACTGAATATATGGATGCACATGCAAATATATTTGCTGACTCCTTAATCAATTTGGTGTTGAAGGTTAAGTTGTATGATGAACTTGCTGCAAAAAATTTAGGTAATTATACATTTGGTTTTGCATTAGTGACTGGAATGGGTGAAATTAAAAAAGGTAAACCAGTCGCTTATGAAGGTAAAGCAATTGATCTACATACTATACTATGTGGACTTAGTGATTTGCAATCAAATAAATCGAAATATGAAATTACTGTTGATATAGAAAAGAAACAAGACGCACTTGCTGCCAAAACATTCTTCCAGTTATCAAAATCTGGTGTTCCTATTTTGGATATGGAGCTTCGATATAAAGGGGATAAGACTCCACAACCTCAGTTCCTGGGAACAATCACTAAGCAGTTCCAGACCATCCTGACGGAAAAGTGTCTAGTGCCTGGTGCGGACGGAGCTAAATAGTGGTATAATACAGTCATGGCAAAAAACACTCACCTAGAACACCTCGAAGACGACATCCTTAATCTCGGTAGTGAGGGTGGCAAGTCTGCAATTGCTTTTCTCAAGTCTCTTGGGAAAATGTTGACACAAGGAGACCAGAGAAAATCTGTTAACATTACAACAAAGTGGGATGGAGCACCTGCTATTATATGTGGATTGACTCCAGAAAACGGAAAGTTTTTTGTTGGAACTAAATCTGTTTTTGCAAAAACAAATCCAAAATTGATGTTTAATGATCAGATGATTGATGCAAATTATAGTGGAAATCTTGCATTAATGCTCAAAGAATGTCTCAACTATTTTTCTAAGTTAAATATTCGGGGTGTTATTCAGGGTGATCTTCTATTCACAGAGAATACCAAGACTGTAACCAATGTCGGCGGCAAACGCTGTGTAACCTTTACTCCAAACACGATTACATATGCAATCCCGATTGATACAGAACTTGGTCAACGTGTTAATAATTCTAAGATTGGTATTGTTTTCCATACCACTTATAGTGGCACTTCTATGGAAGGGATGTCGGCAGGATTTGGTGTCGATGTATCTCCTTATCAGGGACATAAAGATATTGCTGTTTTCTCTTCCGACTTCAGTGACGCAAGTGGTGTTGCAAACTTTACTCCCCAAGAATTGACCGCATTTAATTCTGCAGTGAATCGTGCAGAAGGTTCTCTTAGACAAGCATCTAAGTTCCTTGATGTGATGAAAGGATCTGATCGTTATGCATTCAATGCAATCTTCAAACAGTTCTTCAACACTTATATTCGTGGTGGACGTACAATTCCTGCAACCAACAAAGTAGTTGGTGACTTTGCAAAGTACTATGCATCACTGATTGATAAAGAGATCAACACCAAGAAAACTCCTGCAGCACAGAAGAAGTGGGAAGACATTAAGAATAATGGATTGAAGTTCATCGCTGCAAATCAACGTTCCATTTACATGACTGTTGCTGCATACAAGAATCTAACTGCAGCGAAACTAATGGTTATCCGTCAACTGGAGAAAGTGAAAGACATTGGTACATTCATCAAAGACGGAAATGGATATCGTGTTACCGCACCAGAGGGTTTCGTTGCAATCAAATCTGGTCGTGCGATGAAATTAGTTGATAGACTTGAGTTCTCAGTTGCTAATTTTACCGTAGACAAGAACTGGGACAAATAAATAGTTTATAGTCTAAAACTTGCATTTAATTTAATGAAATCTTTTAGCAACTTTTTTGGTGAAGCGAGGACAAAGGCAGGACTAGAAGCTGAGAAAAAGGGACTAACACATACAGGTAAAGGATACTATGCGGATGACAGAGGTAACATTGTTGCTAAGTCAGATGGTGGAGGTCAAAGACTAAAACCAGTATCAAAAGCAGAAATCCAAAAGATGGAAACTGGTAAACCACTTAATGGTCCCAGTTCCGTAGCTGATGTTCAATCCCTTCAACAGTTTGCTGCAAAAGCAAAACAAGCCCAACAAGCACCTGCACAAGAAGCTCCTCCCGAAGAACCAAAGAAAGACGACAAGAAAGATGATGGCGCTCAGGTTCCCCGTAACGAGGGAGGACCTTCCATTGTCATTACTTTTGGTCGTTTTAATCCACCACACATCGGTCATCTAAAACTGATGGATAGAGTTGCTGATGAAGCATATAAGAGTGGATCTGATTATATGATTTACCCAAGTCATAGTCAGGACGCTAAGAAGAATCCTTTTGATCTTTCAACAAAACATAATGTGATGAGTACGATGTTTCCACATCATGCTAATAACATTGCAAGTGATCCTGGTTCAGGGAAGAATATTTTTGATGTTCTTAAGGACTTACATGCTAAAGGATATGATAATGTGAAGGTTGTTGTAGGTGATGATAGAGTTAAAGAGTTCTCTAATATCACAGGCAAGTATAATGGTAAGACATACAACTTTGGTAAGTTAGATGTTATCAGTGCTGGTGCCAGAGATGAGAAGTCTGAGGATGTAGAAGGTATGTCTGCATCTAAGATGAGAAAGGCAGCAGCTGATAATGACTACGATGCATTCAAGAAAGGTTTACCAAAGGATCTCAAAGCATCTGAAGCGAAGAGTATCTATATGCAACTTCGTAGATCAATGAATATTGAGGAAGAACTTTGGCAGATTGCACCTAGACTTGATTACGAATCTCTACGTGAAGAATATTACCAGGAGAATATTTTCAATGTAGGTGATATTGTTGAATGTATGAATACTGGTATTGTCGGTGAAATTATTGTTAGGGGTTCTAACTACGTCATCATTCTGGATGAAGAAGATAGAACATTTAGACAATGGTTAGATAACATCAACGAAAAAGCACATTGGGAAGTTGGTACTGATGTATATCGTGCCGCATTACAAGCAATGACACCAG